TGCAAAGAAAAAGAAGAAATAATATGAGTGAAGCAATGAAAAAGCTCCAAGAGAAAGTTGGCGTTGGCGCTGACGGACATTTTGGTAAAAACACCGCAAAGGCCATCGCAAAACATTACGAGCTATCTAATGAGAGAGCTGCGCATTTGATGGGTCAAGCAAGCCACGAAAGCGGTCACTGGCGTCATACAAGGGAAAACTTAAATTATAGCGCAGACAGTATGATGCGTGTGTGGCCTAACCGCTTCCCTGACTTAGCGTCTTGCGAAGGTTACTCGCGCAATCCATCAGCTCTAGCTAACAAGGTTTACGGCGGGCGTATGGGGAACAACACTGAAACTGATGGCTCAACTTATATTGGGCGCGGATTCTTGCAGTTAACCGGGAAGAACAACTATAGGGCATTCAGCTCTGACATGGGGCTGCCAGATATAATGACAGACCCAGACTTGGTATCCACAGATTATGCTTTTGATACAGCATTGTGGTTCTTTGAGAAAAACAAGTTGTTTAACATTGCAGACGATGGTGTGAATGACGAGACAATCTTAAAAATCACACGCCGCGTCAATGGCGGAACACATGGAATTGTTGACCGGACAGGCGAGACAAACAAGATTTATGAATGGCTCAACGCATAGCAATAATATTGGTAGAGCTGGTGAATTTCTAGCTCTATCAAGATTATCTTTTGCTGGCATTTCATGCATCTTGGTTCAACACGAAATTGATGATGCATATTTGAAAACGCCAAGCGGTAAATTGCTGACCCTACAAGTTAAAACAGCCAGCAGAAAATCAGGTAACGGGACGCAGTATCGTTGGCATACATCTGTAATTGGAAATAATAAAAAGTCTGATGTGTACGCTCTGGTGGCATATGATATAAGAAAAATTTATTGGGCTAGGGGCGATGATCCAATAATTAAAAAAACATCAACTCGTTTATATCCACAACAGTTTGACAATGAAGATGAATTATTAAATCAAGTAATAAATAGCTTTATAGATTAAATAAACTGCTTGAATAAATTATGTGTAAAACATATTTAGACGTGTGGGTGGCTACGGGCATGAAGCTACCCACACGATATATTTATCTTTACTTAAAGTAAACGTAACGCAGAGACTTTGCCCCGGCATTACCTATGATGGGTGTAGTCTTCTCGTAAACACGATCAACTAATTTTTGACGATACATGACGTTAAGCGTCCAAGCTATATCTGATACGCCAATGCCACTGCTTAACGCTATCATAGTGGTTGTGTAGCGTTTGCTGCTCTTCATATGCTTTAGTATAGCGTCGTACTTCTTTTGAGGTATGGGTTTAATCTTCCTCAGATCATTGTCACTCACAAAGTTCTTATGTGATGCTTTATTAACTGTGATCTGTCGTGGCCTCTCGAAAGTCTTGTTAATTTTATTTCTCAAGCCACGCCTAATCTGTTCTTTCTCAAACGTGTAAAGTAAATGAGCATACATTATTTCGTATCGCACGCTCTTCGTCTGGCCTTTCATGGCTTCTCTGGTTTTTTGGTACGTCGCATAAGGGTAAGGCGCTGTTCGAGGTTGTCCAGTATCGCTTGCTGCTCCTTCATGAACCAGAGGTAGTAACCACGATTTCGTGTGGGGTCTGGCGTCTTCATATCTTTGATTATTTCGCGGTTCATCTTTTGCAGACGCCTGACGTATTGATGTACTTCTTTTGAACCCATTGCCATTTATGTTCTCCTCAATCATTTTGTTCCTCATTATATATAAATTTACCAGTGTCATCGAGACGTGGCATTACTGTGCGCTTTGGCTTTTGTATTGATTTAACATGCCTAGCAAAAACATCATCCATTATGCTTTCCAATTTTTCTTTTGTTAATGTTTTCATAACGATAATCCTTTCGGTCTAAGCACTGGCTTAGTTGTGATTTTTGCAGAGCTGACATAGTTTGTCTCGATGCACTGCGCCATGCTATCTAAGTGTGCGTATGGTTTGTACGCTGCCGGCAATGCATCGCCGCACTCCATTGCGCTGCGATACATTGTGTCATTGCTTAACTCTACGCCGCCAATGACGTAGGTTAGAATGAGTGTTGTGTAGAATGTCATAATTTCTCCTCTTCTACCATTTTAATGCGCTCACCAATCCATTTCATTACTGGTACAGCCATTGAGTTGCCCATAGCTTTATATCGATGTCCGTTGGGGCAATCTTCTGGTTCTTTGCCACGCCAAGATATTTGCGTATAATCGTCAGGGAAGCCTTGCAAACGCTCACATTCTCTTGGGGTTAAACGCCTAACCGCGCTAGTACATATCATTGGCTTTGTGGCTAAATCTGCCCCACCTGCACCGTAAGACGCAGTAAGAGACATAGTAACATCAGATAAAGTCGTTTCACCTGTTGCTTTAATTGGCAGAAGTGTTTCAGTACCTGCATCGTATGCTTGACCTGTCCTAGTCGTCAGGCATTTAGCTACTAAACCTGCACCCCTACCACCAAACACCTCTTGATTGCTTGCGCCTATGCCGCCAGAGCCTTTTGCTGACTGCGTGAGTGTTGGATGTGGAAAATCACCATCCCAATGAGAACCAGACTTAGGTGTTACAGCTAAAGTTTCACTGCCGCCACCTAAGTCGCCGCCTGACGCTCGAACTGTGCCAACGCCTTCATGGTATCCGCCAAAGCTACTAGAAGTATAGCTTGTGGCTACTATAGGCATATTACCACCACCAGTGCCGTACTTGGCTGTCACAGTAGAGCATACTTCTGGCAGCTCTTTTACCCGACTGTCTTGCGCGTGATGTTCGTAAGCAACCGCATGAACATCTGTGGCTGTTTGACATGGCGATAGTTCTACAAAGGGTTCTACCTGATTTCCGCCATTCTCTGGTTTTCTGCCAATCCAATTTCCGGGAAGTGCATATGTGATTGCTTGTGTAAGAACATTGGGTACATGATGGTAATCACTGCCTGTATCTATTGTTTTAGTTACATCTCCAGTTACAGCCGTATTATAAGAATCAAAACCCATAGGGCTTGTAACTAAAGCATCTGCCTCTACTCTGGAGTTTCCTGTGCGACTGAAAGGAGGGCCTGTGCTAACTGTTGGGGCAACTCTTTGCCTCGCTTCTCGGCTCGGCGCAGGATTCCCTGACAAGCTTTCTGGCTCAAATAAAACACTTGCGGCACGTCTCCAGTCTCCAAGATATCCGACAACGAACACACGTCTGCGTCTTTGTGGAACTCCGAAGTATTGAGCGTCCAACACTCTGTATGCGAACCCATACCCGATTTTCCCCATCGCTGTGAGGAAGGTTGCAAAATCTCGCCCTCCGTTAGATGACAGGACACCGGGGACATTTTCCCAGACAAGCCATCTGGGTTTAAGTTGCTCAGCCATTGCAAGATAGGTGAGCATGAGGTTGCCCCTTGGGTCCGATAATCCTTTTCTAAGGCCGGCGACGCTGAAGCTCTGGCAAGGGGTCCCGCCAACGAGAAGGTCAATTGTTTTGTCATTATTCCATTCCTTAAATTTTGTCATGTCTCCATGATTTGGTACATTTGGGTAGTGATGCTGTAACACAGCGCTTGGAAACGCATCGACTTCACTAAACCACTGCGGCTCAAAGCCTAAGTCATGCCAAGCTACTGTGGCAGCCTCTACGCCAGAGCATACTGAGCCATATTTTAAATTAGCCATTATCTTCCCCAAACATTAATGTATTGATCCAGAAAAACTATAATCTCTGGCAAGTGTACGGCAGCTACAGCAAATAACGCCATAGCAAATCCGTCAATTATCATTGTAGTGTTCATAATATATTTCCTCATATTTTGCATTTATACAGCCATTATAAGCATTTTTGCGTAGCGGTCAAACACTTTATATATCATTTATATATCACAATGTACTTGTGCATCTATTTGTATTGCTTTATTGCTAGATTTATCAGACCCAAGGAGACTTAAAATGGTTGATAAGAGAGTATTAATTAATTTTAGCGAGCAGCAATATGATGCTGTGGCAAAGGCTGCGCATAAATCAGCATTGCCTTTCAGCTCGTTTGTTCGCATGGCTTCATATATGGAAGCAACTAAAGCGGGCGTGGAAGTTGCAAAGCCAGACAATGAGGCTGAAGCTGAATTTATTGCGTCGGATATTGTAGAATGATTGTCGTTGGTGTTGACCCCGGTTTTTCAGGTGCAATTGCACATTACTGCACGCGCACTAAAGATTTAGATGTGGTGGACATGCCTACCATATTAAACAATCGTGGAAAAATTGAGATTGATATTCATTCGTTGTTACATTTGTTAGAACCAGAAGCAAAAGATAGAATGGCTGTGATTGAGCAAGTCGCATCACGTCCCGGTCAATCATCAGTTGCTACATTTAGGTTTGGTATGGGATACGGCGCGTTAATTGCGTGTGTGGCAGCTAATAAGACGCCTATGCATCTGGTTACGCCTAGCAAGTGGAAGAAACACTTTAATTTATCATCTGATAAAGACACTAGCCGCCAACTTGCAATACAAAGATTTCCAGACCATTATGAGAGGTTCGCACGTAAAAAAGATGATGGGCGGGCGGAGGCTAGTTTAATTGCACTTTACGGTGCGGAAGTTTTAAATAAATAATTATATTAGGAGAATAAAATGCAAGACAAATCACAAACACACCTGAATAAAAAAGGTAAACACTTATTATATAAGGAAATAATACCCAGCGAAGAGCTGTCAAATAAGGCATACCACGAACTGCCTGCAATATCGTCAAGCGCTGTTAAAACAGTTGCAACGTCATCGTTATACCACTGGAAGAATGCTAAGTTTAGCTCCACTCCAGCTATGATCTTAGGCTCTGCATTCCATGCTATGGTGTTAGAGCCAGAGAAAAATTTAGTACATGACTCTGGTTTATCACGTCGTGGCAGCAAGGCTTGGAAGGATCAGGAAGAGTTCTTAACTCAAGATGAAATACTGTTGCCAAGTGGTGAATATGAACAGTGTCAGAAAATGGTAGATGGTTGCCTGCAAAATAAAATGGCGCGTAACTTACTGACTAATAAGGACATGCTTGCTGAATACAGCTTTATAGCTGAATGCCCAAAAACAGGGCTTGAGCTTAAATGCCGCCCGGATGGATTGTTAAAAGAGGCAGGCATAGTGATAGACTTAAAGTCTTGCTTGGATGCATCACAGCGCGGCTTTGATAAGTCAGTAAGAAACTTCCGATATGATTTGCAGGCATGTTTCTATCGTTATGTATTAAAGCTATGCGGAATTGAAACTACAAACTTTATATTTGTTGCAACTGAGAAGAACAGCTATGCCACGGCCTGCTATGAATTATCAGATAAATACAATAAGTATGCTGAAGATGAAATGTTTAAAACATTGCGCAAAATTAAAGTGGCTCAAGAGACAAATGTTTACGACACTGGATGGCCTGAACTTGAGACATTACATTTGCCAGCATGGTTAGACGAAAACCACGGCTTATAAACTAATCCCAGTGCAGGGGTGCTGCACACATTTAAAGGAGTTGTAAAATGCAACACATAATAAGCGGCGTGAAAGCGCTATACCCAAGATTAAATGCTACATATAGATTTGATCAAGATGAGTACAAATCACAAAAGTGCGATCCTACAGCAGAGGGCGCGGCATACGAAATGTCGTTCAATCTGACAGGTGAGCAGTGCAAAGAGCTGAACACTATTTGTATGCAGTCATACAAAAATGCGGCGGCGTTGGAGACTAGCAAACGCAAGTGGCCTGAACAGCCATTAAGTTTGCCGTATAAAATCGATGACAACAAGCAGGGTCACTGGATCGGTAAAGCTAAACTAAAAGGCGCATATTCTGGCGAAGCTACAAACCCACCACGCCAAGTAGATGCATCACGCAAGAAATTGCCTGATGGATTTGAGCTGACATCAGGGTCAACTGTAAATATCGCAGTGACAGTCGTGCCATACAACACTGGCACAATTAATGGCGTGTCGTTAAGATTACGTGCAGTGCAGGTGTTGGAGTTGGCTGAAAAGCAGGAAGCAGATGATCCATTTACTGAAGTTGCAGGCGGATTTTCTGGTGGAGCAACACCAATAAATGGTGTGGAGCAAGACCCATTTGGATTGCCACCAGCTACGCCTACACCATCAAATGATTTGGAAGATGACATTCCATTTTAAATTAATCACAGCGTTAGACAGAACTGATCGAGGTTTTGTCTAACGGACACGACAGGACATTTGCGAGACATGTCCACTATGTCCGAGACAGGACAAGACAAAAGCGGGACATGTCCAACGTGTCCGATAAATTGAGGAAGGGATAAAATGCAAAACACGAAATTTCCAAATGCAAGCTGGGATAGATATTCAGATAAAATTATTAGTGCATTATCATTGAAAAAGACTGCCATAGGCGAATATCATGGTGCTTGCCCGGTATGTCAGGGTGAAGATCGGTTCTGGATTAAGGAAACGTCTGATAATGAAGTGATGGTTACGTGCCGTAAATGCTCAGATTATGCAGGCATAAAGGATGCGCTGCGAAGGCAGAGTTTATGGCCTGATGAGAATGAGAAGCCAATGACGAGAGAATATACAATAAGTTGGCCTGAAGCAGAGCTAGAAGCAACGCATCCATACCTGATTAAGAAAAAGATTGGATTAGGCAATGCGTCTATAAAGGGTGACATATTAGATATACCTGTAATAAATGCCAAAGGTAAGCGTGTAGGCACGCAGAGCATTAATCCGACAGGCGCAAAGAAATTTTCGTCAGGTATGCCAGTTGTTGGTAATTTTAGTGTAATTGGTGGTAAATTAAACGATTTGATTTACGTTTGCGAAGGTTGGGCAACTGCAATGTCAGTGCATATGGCGACAGATAGGCCAACAGTATTCGCATTATCTGCGGGCAATATGACTGCCGTGATAGGTGAGCTGCTTGAAGCTAGACCTAATTTACGCATAGTGGTGGCTGGTGATAACGACGAGGCAGGCATTAAAGCCATTGAAAAATGCGTGGCAGATCATGGTGTGAAGTCTATTGTGCCTGATGTTGGCGGATGGGACTTCAATGATATGTGGGTTAATCGAGGTAAAGAAGCGACTGCTAAGGCATTGGAAGTGAAGAGCTTACTTGATCAGGTGTTCTTTCCGGGCGATGCAATGCCACAGCTAGACAGGAGTTATCTTGTCAAAGGATGGTTTGGCGCTGGGCAGCTCTCGATGGTGTATGGGCCAAGCAATGTTGGTAAGTCATTCTTTGTGCAAGATGTGGCGTGGCATGTATCTGCGGGGCAAGATTGGCATGGCAATAAGGTTAAGGGAGGCGTCGTGCTGTTTTTAGCTCTTGAGGGCGGTATGACGACGCATAATAGGATCGTAGCCTTACGCCAGCAATATCCAGAGCATGAGGCTAAATTAGCTATGCGTGCATTGCCAGTGAATTTGCTTGAGGAAAACGCTGACGTGCAGCTGATCATTGATTTGTGTGACGAGGTTAAACAAGCGCATGGCGATATTGCTATGATTATCGTGGATACGCTATCGAGATCAATG